GCAAAGTTTGCGGGCAAGCACCATTTAAAATGGAAGCAAATATTAAAACACAAGGATGTTTATGTAGCAACATGGAAACCCTAATAGCACTCATAGCCGGAACTCTTTACGGACTTGTAATTGGCATTATACCCAGTGCAGGTGCTACTACAGGTTTAGTTGCGCTATTTGGTGTAATACATTACTTTGTTAGTGAGCCTTATTTAGGTGTAGTGTTTCTAATGGCAGTAGTAGCGGCAAGTACAACGGGTGATAGTTTTACTGGTATACTCTTGGGCATACCAGGCGCTAATAGTGCTGCTGCGACAATGGTGGATGGTTTTCCACTAGCACAACAAGGCCGTGCAAGTTATGCTATTAGTGCCGCAGTAACAACAAGCACTGTAAATGGGTTGCTCTGGGGATGTTTAGTATTCCTACTATTGCCCTGGTATAGCAACCTACTAATGATATTAGGCATACCTGAACTGTGGGCGTTCATAGTTCTTGCACTTGCTACAGTTGGTTTTGTAAGCAATAGTTATTGGATTAGAAGTCTAGTTGCTATTAGTGCAGGAATCTTTTTAGGCCTAGTAGGCGTAGATCCAACCAATAACGAACCTAGGTTCACAACGGGCTGGTTTTATTTGCAGGATGGGATACAGTTAATGCCGGTGGTTGCTGGTTTGTTTGCAGTACCAGAACTAGTTGCTGGTTTGAAGCGTACAAGTACAGCACGTATTGCACACAACGAACTTTGGCTGGGTGTTAGAGCAACATGGGAACATCGTTGGCTAGCATTACGTGGCGGCTTTATAGGCGCATTCATTGGCCTATTACCAGGACTTGGTGGAGCAATGGCAGACTGGATGGCATACGGTAGTGCAGTAGCAGCAAATCCTAAAGAACAGTTTGGAAATGGCAACATAAAAGGTGTAATAGGACCAGAAGGTGCAAACAATGCACAAAAGGCCACTAGCATGATACCTACAGTACTTTTTGGTATACCAGGTGCTCCTTTTGCAGCAGTTTTAATGGCATTGTTCATGTATCTAAACTTTGAACTGGGCACACCAGACATTGCAGCAGACACAGAATTTTTTACTAGTATGAGCTTTGGCTTTTTAGCAGCAACAGTACTAGTAGCAGTACTATGCATAGTACTAATGAAACCAATTACACGAATCTGTACAGTACCCTACAAGTATTATTTTCCAGTACTATTGTTAGTAATAGTTTGGGCGAGCTTACAGTATACTGGCGGATGGGAAGATTTTGCTGTATTATCAGCATTTAGCGTGTTGGGTATATTATGTAAACACTATAAGTTTAGTAGACCAGCATTGTTAATGGCTTTTATACTAGCAGACAAAATTGAGAGTTTTACCCTACAACTCACAAGTCTTTACACAGTAGGGGATTTAATTACAAGACCCATATTCCTAGCAATTATGTTAGTAACCGTGGGCATCTTTGCATACAGTTTAAGGCGTAAGGGATCAATAGATTACGCCTGATAGGAGAAAAAAATGCGTTATTTAGAAAAAATATTTCATACACTAGTGTTGAGTATAGCAATAGGCTTTGGGTCATCTTTAGCCTTGGCTGATTATACACTTGTTGTGCCACAGAAGCCAGGTGGTGGTACAAGTGTCTGGGCACAGATTGTTGCAACAGAATGGGAAAAGCACCTAGGCGAAAAAATTGTCATTAAACACATTCCAGGTGCTAGAGACATTCCAGGATTTAACGAGTTCCATAATGAACTACAAAACGACCCAAAGACCATTATGGTATCGCATGGTGGTAATGGAGTAAGTTTCCTACAGGAAAAAGTAGACTACAATTATGCTGAATATGACAGTGTAGGACTAATGAACCTGGATATTATTTCAGGTATCCGTAAAGACTACAAGCAGGGCGAAAAGATTAAATTTGCGGCAGGTTCCGGTATGGTACCGGAAGGACTTGCTATGACACAGTTACTATGCGGTAACTTGGATAGTTTGGCAGCATACACAGCCTGCTTTAATGAAAAAGTAACCTGGGTACCTGGCATGAGTGGCGGACAACGTAGACTTGCATTCAAGCGTGGAGAATTAAACGGTACTAGAGAGAATCCAGCAGCCTACAAGAAGCACGTAGAGTCTAATGCGGATGCACAACTTTGGTTTACACACGGCATTCTACAAAAGGATGGGTCACATGCTGATGATCCAAACTATCCAGGCTATCAGTTTGAAATCTTATTTGAAAAGCAATGGGGAGAAAAGCCCAATAACGTTCTCTATCCTGCTTACAAATTAGTTAAAAGTTTCCGTGATGGCTTACAAAAAGCACTATGGGTAGGCAAGGGCAATCCAAATCTAGATCATTTGCGTAAGACACTTACAGCAATGACACGTGATCCTGAAAGTGTAAAAGCTATCCAAGCTAAAGTAGGCGACTACGAATGGCTAGTTGGTGTTGCTGGCAATCAACAACGTGACACACTGATGACATTTGTAACTGAGGATGCTCTTAAAACACTTGTTGAATTTAACACAAGTGCATTTGGACTTAAAAGTGTTTACAAACCAGAACTAGTTAAGTAATGGTAGTATACATAAAGTATGCAAGTGCAGTGACCATACTTTGTGCTATGGTCCTGCACGTTTCTGGCATTACACCCTGGAACAGTATCTTACAAATGATAGGTGCAGCAGGATGGATATATGTAGGCTGGCGCTGGAATGAAAAGGCAATTATTCTTAATTTCTTGCCTCAGTTCTTCATCATAATTCCTATGCTAGTATACCTTTACTGGGCATAAATACACTTACAAGGCAGGTGCATTACTATGGACATTAAACAAGTTATAGAAAACACTAAAAAAATATACATGAGTGAAAGTAGTCTAGAATTACTCATGGATTTTGAGCGTGTACTTGATGAAGTAGATTTATATGCTTTCAAAAACTGGAAGCGTGGAGAACTTGTTGAAGGGCCAATTAAAGAAAAACACTGGGTAGAATGTACATTTATGTATCCTAACAAACTAATGCCTGATCCTGATGGCGGCAAGCGTTTACTTGGCTATAATGCTATTGTTGAGTATAAACGAGACAAACTAGCAACTCCTGTCAAAGTTGAAGACTATAGCGACTTTAGACCAGGAACAAAAAAGCCAAAACTTAGAGAAGATCCTGTATGGTTAGTTAAAATAAGAATGCCAGCAGAACTAGTAAAAGATGCTACGGAAGGATTTGTTGAGCTAGAGGGTAGAGAAATAGACTTGAGTGAGCTAGACCAAGCATATGACCAAGGTGTGCAGGATAGCGGAGATATCATGGCTCAACAACAGATAGGTCCTGGAGAAACTCTATGACCCAGATTAATGAAGGTTTAGAGCGGGACGATCTAGTAGACAGAGTGCAACCCAAGGTACACTTTGACGAATTTGCTCCTAAAATGGGCAGTGACGATCAGGTAATTGTAAGCAGCTTTATGGTAATGGGAGAAGCACCTGCCAAGGATTTAGAGACCTTTTTAGAAAAAGGTTATCCCTGGATACTGGATGCTGAAACCAGTGCAGGGGAAAAAGAACCTGGTTACTATATTGTGTTTGTTGAAGCAGAGCGTAGAACAGGGTTTCCAGAAAAGTTTATGAGTCTTATAGGAGACTTACAAAACATTACTGGTATCAAGCCTAGTGAATGGATTATGAAGTATTATCAGGGTACAAGACGTGATCCAAAGTTCAAACTTACTACACAAAATATTATTACACATGTACCATTAAGTCCAAGAAAATATAGACAAAACAAAGAAACAGAAAAAATGCTAGAGAGCATGTTAAACATAGCAAGAGTTCCACGAAAACAAGGTGACACACATGAATTTAGACAATCTAAGAAAACAGCTAGAAGTTGATGAAGGAGTAGTATACAAAGTATATTTAGACCATCTAGGGTATCCAACGTTTGGCATAGGACACTTGATTAGGGAATCAGATCCAGAACATGGCGAACCAGTAGACACTCCAGTAAGTGAAGACAGAGTTGTAGAAGCATTTGAACAGGATGTGGAATCAGTACTGTCCGACTGCAATAAACTTTATGATGACTTTGCAGATTTGCCAGAGGAAGCCCAGGAAATTATTGCTAACATGATGTTTAACCTTGGATATCCAAGATTGTCCAAGTTTAAGGGAATGAAACGGGGAGTTGATGCCAGAGACTGGAACACTGCCGCAGATGAAATGGTAGACAGTAACTGGTATCGTCAAGTGGGCGCAAGAGCCCAAAGACTAGTAGATAGAATGAGAGCTATTTGAGGAGATAAAAAAATGGCTACATGGAGAAAAGGACACGGTGTTGATCCAGTGGGTAGCATGAGTGAAGCACAAATTGATACTTGGTATGCTAGCAAGGATCGCACAATGTCACAAGGTTGGGACGATGCAGACAACTATGTTAGAAAAGTAATTACACAAGCAATTGGTGCTGGCCACACAGTAAAAAATAAAGTTAAAAACGGCAAGTTTTGGCTACAAATTTCAGGACCAACTATTAATAAAATCTGGCAATGAGACAATGCGATTTAAAGAAATACTAGAAGCAGTACCACAAGGCACAATACCACCCCAAGCTCAAAGAAAAGTACCGCAAGGTACAGGCGCAATACCAGATGAGTTTGGGGCAAGGACTATGGGCAAAGGTACAAAAATTGGTGTTAGTGGTGCACAAACCACCTATAACAAGGATGGTTCAAGTGTTAGTACAAACGCAATGGGTCAGGCTACTAGAGATAAATTTGGGCGCATTACTCAAACTAAATCACCTCGCATTGCTGGTGTTCAACAAACAGACAATTACAATCCAGGATCAATAGGTAATGCTCCTACAAGTCAATCAACTAATTTTAATTTCAAGCAAGGTAAAACTGAAATAGATGCTACCATGCCTGGTCCTGCTAATCAAGCTAAACTCGATAAAGCTACTGATATAAAAGTCAAGTATGGCAATGCCAGTGCACAAGCGACTAGAGGGCCCGATGGTAAACTAAATTATACCACTAGTATGGATGTTGGCCCTAATAGATTAACACAAAAATCCAATGGCAATATAGATGTTCTCAACAAAAAAACAGGCCAAACTTATAAAACATCTACTGCTGCAATGGCTACAGGCAAGGACGGAATTTAATGGGTTTTAAATTAGCAGCAATTATGTTCGTTCTTATGCTCGCAATGGGTGGCGGTGCGTATTGGTATTATAATGATACACAAGAGCGCATGGCTATCCTTGCTGCTAATGAAGCAAAGGCCACTATGGCTGCACAAACAGCAGAAGCAGCAACTAAAGCATTGCAGGAAAGTTATCAAAAAATGAGTGAAGAACTTAATCGTGTTAATGCTGCATTTGCTGAGACTAGAGCAAATAATCAAGTACTTTCCGACAAACTAGCCAGACATGATCTAGCTGTACTAGGAGAGAAAAAGCCAGAAACAGTTCAACGTATTATTAATGCAGCAAGTGCAAAAGTATTAAGATGCTTTGAGATAGAAAGTGGTTCAAAATTAACGGAGGCAGAAATAAATGCTACGTCAGGTAAAGCGTTCAACAGTGAGTGCCCTTGGCTTTGGCCTGGTCCTGTTAAGCCTTAGTGCATGTTCTAGTCAGCCTAGGGTTTTAGAGGTAAGTGCTAAACCAGTAGAAGTACCTAAACTAGTTCTGCCAAGTGCAGATGTGCTTAGTTTATCAAGCAAAGAAGTTAAATGGTATGTAATTACACTAGATAATTACGAAAAGATTTTTAATGAAATTAAAAAAACAGGTAGACCTATGACATTGTTTGCAGTAACAGACAAAGGTTACGCTAACTTGGGTCTAAACCTCAGCAGTATAAGAGCCTTTATCGAGCAACAGAAAGCTATTATTGTTGCTTATGAAAACTATTATCAAGAAAGCGATAAAGCAATCAAGGAAGCTAACAAGGAAATAGAACAGAGTAACGAAACTATTAAGAAGAATGAAGAAAGTGGTTTCAGTATAAAAGGATTACTTAAATGAAAAAATTAGTAATAGCAGGAATAGCAACAGCAGCAATCCTCGCTGTGGGCGGAATCGGTTATGCAGCAGTAAGCAGCGATTGTGGTTATGATGACAAAGGACAGTTCCATAGTGGTGGAAAAGTATATGCAATGGGTAGCATGGAAGATGCAAGAGCGTGTGCATTAAGTGGTTTATTGCCACAAGCAGTGCTGGATCGCTTAGGCAAGAATGGTTCAAGCAAACAAGCAGAAGAAATTAAAGCACTAAATGCTAAAGTGATTGCTGACAAAAAAGCAGCAGAAGAAGAGGCAGCACGTAAAGCAGCAGAAGCTGAAGCAGCCAAAAAAGCAGCAGCATTGTTACTTTTAGAAGTAGCAAAAGAAAAACCAATAGAGGTAAAATAATTAAACATGACAGGATATTTTTGTAATAATTGCGGGCGCCCAAG